TCACACAATTTAAGCCCAAGTGATGGCGGAAGACATTTTTACGATAGTAATACAAGACAACTTGTAGGGTCAATTGGAGGTCCTGATGTAATAATGTATGCTGGTGGTGGTATTGTTACTGATGGTGCAATTCAAAATAATTTGGCGTTATATTCTACTATATTTGATGGTGCTTCATCATCATTAGAAGTAAATAATGGAACTACAACAACTGGTAATCCTGGAACTGCAGGTATTGGTTCGACATTATATTTAGGTAGTGGTGACCCTCCTGGAGGTTCTCAGGCACTTAACGGATTTTATAGTGAATTTGTTGTCTTTACTGGAAATAAAACAACTGACAAATCAGGCATAAAATCAGATATAATGACTTATTATTCTATTTAAAAAAAATGATATATTTAAATCAAGGTCAGAATAACGAAGCTGCTGCCATCTGTTCAAGAAACAAGTGGTTGACTGGTTCTGTGTCCTATCTTTGGTCAATGCAACATAAATTGTCACAAGAAAGATTTCGTTTCATACCTTATTTAGTTCCGTCAACAGCTTCATTTAGTCCACCTTATGACCTATTTTGTATAAACATTGATGATTCAATTCCTGAAGTATTAACAGGGGCAACCTCATGTGGTCAAACCAATGTTCATTTGATACCAGGTGAATATGACCTCAAGGTATATGAGCAATCTTTTGCTCTCTCAGGTAATACGAATCCTCAATATGCATACGATGTGGTATATGAGACACTGGTGAATGTGGTAGGGGTTAATGGTTATGACCCTACCGTTTGGTCGGGAACATCAAATACTTATATTGTGTATAATCCGAATAACGATTAAAATATATGAAAATTAGTCAAATGAACTTTGCCGTAGACAACGTAGACCGTTGGGTAGAGAAAATGTATAAGAACGAACCATTTGTAAGATGGGGTTTAGATAACATGGAAGTGGAGAGATTGTATTGGTATACAGATTTCTCACCAATACATAATGCTTGTATTCGTGCCAAAGTTAATAATGCTGCAGGTCGTGGATTTACTAATGATTATCAAATTAATACCAAAGAATCTTTAAATGATGTTTTAAAACAAATGTTATTTGAGTATGTTGTTACAGGTAATCTCTTCTTGGAACTGGTATGGAAAAAAGACAGGAGACAAGGTATTTCAGGTTTCCATGTTATTCCATCAAAATACATGAGAGCCAAACAACCAAAAGATAATGAACTATATTCTGACACTTGGTTCTATTGTCATGATTGGGCTACATGGAAAAAGGCAGGAATTGTTGAACTAAAAGAGTTTGACCCAAATTCTTATGATGACAGACAAATTATTGCAATCAAACAATATCAACCTGGTTACATTTATTATGGGTCAGCTGACTATGCCTCAAGTCTATTGGATATTCGTTTATCTCGTGCAATCTCTGAACATAATCTTCACAACATTTATAATGGAGCATCACCTTCACTTTGGGTTCACTTACCTGAACAAGGTCCTGACTCACAAAATGACCAAGAGAACATCTTAAAGAGATTGGAAGAAAGATATGTTGGTTCATCAAATGCTGGTCGTATCATTGTAAGTTGGGGAGGACCTGAAGGTGAGAAACCTGAGATTACTCAAATCCAATCAAATCTTCAAGCAGGAATGTTTTCAGAGATATTTGCTTTGGTTCGTGAGAACATCTTGGCAGGACATCAGATACCTGACGCATCACTATTGGGATTACCTCAACCATCAGGATTCTCAAGTCAGGCAGACCAACTTGAAACTGCTCACAAACTATTTATGAGCACAACAATAAAACCACTTCAACAATTTTTAATTCGTGAGTTAAAACCAATTTTAGAATTGATGCATCCGAATGAAGAAATTAACTTGGAGATTGAACAAAACCAATTATTATCGTAATGAATTATAATGTCCTTTTAATATCAGAACAGAAGTTAAAGTCACAGAGTCCCATTGACCCCAATGTTGATTCTGATGAGTTACGTTATGGAATACAACAGGCACAAAATATATATATTCAAGAGACACTTGGAACAAACTTTTATACTGAGATTTTAAATCAGGTAGAAGATGGTTCAATTTCATTATCCGCCAATACTTACAATAAGGAGTTGTTAGACAACTTTATTCAACCTACCTTAGTTGCCTATTCCTACTACATTATCTTGGATAATATGTTTGTTAAATTGGTGAATGTGGGTCTTCAACAATTCCGTTCAGAACAATCAAATCCAATTGGAATAAAAGAGTTTCAATATTTAAAAGACCAAGCAAGAGACAGAGCACAATTTTTAGATAACTTGTTAAGAAGACATTTGGTATTTAATAATTGGAAGTATCCGAGTTACACACAAGTTCTTAACAATGGACAGTTGATACCAGAATTTGGTTCTCCATTTAGAACATCATTAATTCTACCAACAAATAACAGGTATAATTATTATGGAGTTAATAGTCCACTAAACTCATTATTTAATTGTTCTATACCCTGGTGGTATGGAGGCAGACGTTCAGGTGAGTAGGATGGATAGAGATACTAGTATAGCAAATATAGTAACGATGAGTGCAGTAGGCGTTAGTTTTATGTCCACCATCCAAATATTAACCGTAGTATCTTTATTGACTGCGGTAACTTTAAATCTAATTCTTATATACAAACAATTTAAGAAAAAAGATTAATTCAAGTTTTATTTTGATTTAAAGGTTTTGTTGTAGTACTCTTCTGATGAATTGTAATCCCCTTTAGTAAGTGAATTATACCAAGCATTACTAATCTGTTCTTTCTCCATTTTTTTAGCTTGTTGAAAAATATCACTTGTTATTCTATCAATAAATAACTTTCCATTCGAATCTTTATTCCAACTTAATTTTTCTGAACATAATTGTTCAAATAACCATTCTACTGAGGTCTGTTTCATATTACCAATATTTAATTAAAAAATGTATTATTATGTACCAAAATATTATTCCTAAAACAGGATAAATTAGCCACTTCATTTTTTCTTCGGTAAAACTTTAGAAGATTTCTCTTTTAACATTACATATAAATCCAATTCTTTTTGAAACTTTTGTTTCTGTAGAACTGGTAAACTCTTTTCGTACTCTTTCTTATTTGCTCCCATATATAAAATATAATCAATTTATTTTATTAAAACAAATAATTTGAACTAATTCTTCTGGTCGCTTTTACTTCTAAATCAATGAGTTCGTTTTGTACTTTCAAAAAAGTTTTATCTGTTGGAGAAATCAAAACAATATACTTGGCGATAAATTGTTTCTTCAATTCTTTAGCGTAAGCTAAGTTATCCAAAGTTTTAACGGACTTTAATATTAACCTCACATAAATTAACTCTTTTTCGTACTCGTTCATGTTAAGAAACTTTCGTGTAAGTAAATTTTAAGTTACATAAAACATTCATGTGATGAGCAATTAAATCTGTTTTAAGTGGTTTTTTATACATGAATGGACTTGTGTTATCAGTCTGTAGTATATCGTTGATGTGAGATAAGAAAACATAGTAAATTCTGTCATCTGTAATTACAGGAACACTAATAGTTTTAACAATTGTGTCATTAATTGTACTTTCAATTATATCTTTAAAGTCCATTTCGTATTTCATTCTGAATCCCCGTATATTACTGTTCCATCTTTTTCCTCTTCGAATACAAGAGATGTGAACTCTTGAGAGACTTTCTCCACTGTTAGTTTGATAAATTCTGGCAATTTCAGCATTTGATATTCCCATATCAAATAATTCTTGTAATCTGTCTAAGTCGTTTGTTGTTTCGTCAATTTTGGTTGAACCAATCATAATTTTGTTTTTTAATTTAGTTTATGTTTTATTTCGAATTGTCTCCAAATGGGTAATTCATTGGGACCTATTTTATATCCAAGATTCTTTAAAACTTTTTCTGTCTCAACAAAATCTTTTTCTGTTATGGGGTTCATTTTAAGATAGTCGTATTCAGGGTCAGGTGGTTGTTTATCTTTGATGTAATGAACTTTACACTTATAAGTCTTACCAAAGGGTGTATCTTTGGAATTATAGAACTGTGACTCATGTTTATATTCACCACATAATCTACAGAAATGA